GAACAAAACTTGACCGTCACCATAAGTGGGGCCACCGGAAAAACCGTTGTTCAAGATTGCAGCAGCCTTGACCTGCTTGGTGTAAGCCATACCGCGGGCCAGAGCCTTGGTATAACGTGAAGACAAGCTGTCATACAAGTTATCTTCCACGGCTTCTTCAGTGATGGAAAAACCCATCGCGATTGTTTCGTGTGTATAACGTGCAGTCCATGCTTCTTGTGCATTGTCATAAGCGATGGCTGAGCCCTCGTTTTTGACTGGTGCTTGACCGAAGCCAGACAGTTTTGTCTCTTCTTCAAAGCTACGCTCAGATGTTTCTGTTTCATAAATTTCTTTATGCTCTTCACCATATTTTGCGTACTCCAGACCAAACAAAGCGTTTAAGCCGGGAAGAAGTTCTTTAAGTAGTTGTGCGCGTGAAATTGCCATGGTAATTTACTCCTTACAGGCCAACGTTGTTTAAGAACGAATGGGCACTGGGGTTGAATTTAACCAACACATCAGTATACGCATCGCCGGGAGTGGAAGCAAAGCCCACAATTCGGAAGGCCGCAGCAGTTGTTTGCACAGTAGACTCTAAGGCGCTGGTTGAGTTACCAGTCTGGGTTGAACCAGTGCTAGTGCTCTGTACAGCGGCAAAGAAGGTATTAGTGCCCAAAACTGATTGAGCGCCAGAACCATCTAGCTGAGCTTGGAAAGTAACAAACGGGTCAGTAATTACGTATGCAGTTACCACGCCGGTTGTGCCGGAAGGGTAGTACTGACCGTAAATCTGTTGACCTTGTGCGTTGATGTAAGAGCAGCCGACGAAAACGCCGATTGCACCTACGCCAGAACCACCAAGGTTATTGGTAGTGATGTCCGCGCCGGTAGCGGTAGACAAAGCGATATAACCATCTGCGCCGATGATAACAACTTGACCATAAAACAAGTTAGTACCTTCGCCAGCGGGGTCAATCAAGAACTGACTCGTAGCGCCAGCATAGGGCATGCCGTCGATACGATTGATGGGACGTAGCCCATAGGGTGCTGCTGTTAGTGCCATTTAAGACTCCTAAAAAATTAAATACCTTTTCCGAAAGTGACCGTGGACTTACGTTCTTTGAACATAGGCATCCTCGGATCATTCTCGCGCATGTATGTGTTGTCAACTGATTGCATCTGCGCGTCCGCCTGTTGGCGATAGTACGCATTACGCTGTTCAGTAAACTCCACAGGTGTTTTGCAAAGCAGAAGACCACCTACCTCAATACTGTCTGGAAACTTTGCCGCAGCAGAGTTAAACAAACGTATCTCGGGATGATCAGAAGCTTTAACGGGTTCCCAACCCTCGGCAAGCTTGGAAGAATAGTTTGTGGCGTCATCTTTTCCTTGCGACGCAATTCTGATCCAGCGAAACGCATAACCCGCTTCCGGTTTCGGATCGGGTAGAAGTTTGGGGGGCATCCATTGTTTAGGACGCTCCGCCTTTTCGCGGGTTTCAAGTTCACGTGGTGCGCGGTTAGTTTTATCCATTATATTTTCCTCATTTCTTCAGCAACTTTACGGGCGTACAGTTCCAATGGAACTCCCAACCGCTTAGCGATATTTACCTGGGTCTGCGTAAGCACGATCTTTTTAGGCGCTGTGCTACGGGTTGCAGGTGCAACAATGTTGGATTTCGTGCGTTGAGTTTTCGCATCAACGGATTCTCCGGATCCAAACTGCTCAGAGAATCTGTCCCTAATGTCAGCGTCGATACGTCTATAGTATTCTTCGCTGCCAGCGGGTATTCCTTCGCCTACCAAATCTTCATGCAACCCAAGGGCATATGAAGTCATCCGTTTGTTGGGTCCAAACCACTGGTTCTTTTCAGTCCAAGCAAGCAGTTTGTCATCAATCGGTGCAGGTCTAGTAGGCTGCGGTTGCATTTGTACAGGAGTTTCTGTTTCCTGTAAAGGGGTAGGTCTAAAATTATTTACCTTGTCTGCCTTCATCTTGGCGCTAGTTAATGCTTCTTGGGCATTTACCAGGGCTTCGGAATCGCCAGACTCATAAGCCAGCTTGTATTGGCGCTTGGCGGTTTCCACCTCATTTGCCACTACTTTTTTAGCTTGCTCAATCAATGCCGTTTGGTTTTGATTGACCGAACCCTTGAGCTTTTTATTCTCTTCGGCCAGGCTTTGAGCAAAACGCAAAGCTTCATCTTTTTCCCGTTCAGCGGATTCTTTGGCCCGGCGCTCTTCGTGGTAGCCTTTTGTGAAATGCTTGATTCGCTTCTGGACGCCTTCGTCATATTTAGTCAGCTCATCTTCAGCAAATTCTTTGGGCGGCTCGGACATAGGGGTACGGCCACGGTCTGCTGGCGGCGTATCGTCTACAACTTCTATTTCTAGATCCGATTCCGGCTCCACTACTCGGCCACCTTTGCGGGCGTTAACTTCCACTTCATCGGGAAATTCAAATTCTGTTTTTTCAATTTCAGCCATGATCTACTCCTTAGTTGGGGCGTTGGATTCCTCTTGGATCTTGCACAACCGCCTGGACGGAATCATCATTAATCAGGCGCCATTCGGTGCCATGAATCTTCATGCGGGTTCCCGTGTTAGGACGTACTAACACAAAGTCTCCCACTTTGCAGCTGGGCCCAGAAGGAAATCTGGCTTTATCTGCAAAAGCATCGGGACCAATCTTTGCGACAAATAGCACGGGGGATAAAAGCTCCTCGTGATGCATCATCGTTGCGGATTTAATAATCCCCGTTTCACTCATCTCTTCTTCTGCCTTGGGCAACATACACAAGATATGGTATGTAGCCGGGTCCGGCACCTGCTTGGCCTTCTCTTCCGTGGATGTATTTAGCAATCCAGAAAGATCTACGGCGTTCACATCAAAGTCAGTCATCGTCATAATCCTTAATTTTTCGCACAAGGTCAGCAATTTCCATCTGTGCGGTTTGCAGACCTCGGATAGTTCCGCACAGTTCTTTGTAATGCTCGTGGGATTTAGCTCCACCAGCACTAACAACATCGACTAACTGCTGGACTTGCTCGTTCAGCTTGCCGTTCAAGATATCAAGCAGTTTGTGATCCATCATTCACCTTTCCCGCCCTGACGGGCTTGCAGTATTTTTTGCAACATTTCCATTTGATGCTGTTGGTCGTTTTGACCCATGGACTGTTGAGCCTGCGCTTGTTGTTGCTGCATGGCCATTTGCTGGCTGGCAACTTCTAACGCATGCAGCTCTTGAGCCTGCATGATTTCTTGCTGGGTACGCATAGCCGCCATTTCGGGATCTTCACCCATCTTGGCTGCACCTTCGCGCGCTTTGAGCGCCAGCTCTTCTGCTTTGATTTGCAGATCACCTTTGACTTTGAGCAGCTTGGTTTCCGCATCTTGTTTGCGAATAGCCAGCTCTGCTTGTTGCATTTGAACAACGGGGTCCTGGGACATCTGCTGAGCTTGCTGCTGCTGAACCTGGCCTTTGCTTTGAGCCAACAACTGGGTTGCAGCTTGAGCCACTAGGCGGGATAGCATCAATTCTGATTCTTCTGGCAAATCTGAATCTGGCGCCGGCATTGGAACACCCAGCTGCTCTTCCACTTTTTTGCGGTAAGCGTAGGCCAAGTGTTCTGCAATATGAGCCTGAATCTCGGCCATCATCTTCTGGGCTTGTGGGTTCTGACCAATCTGCGCCATCAACAATGGGTCCTGCATCATTGAAGTGTGAACAGCAATGTGTGCGTCGTGGTCCTGGTAGATGAAAGCTTTTGTAGGTTCGCCATTCAAGAAGGCCATGTTCTCGCTCACTGGGTCGCGCGGCTTCATGTCGTCTTCTATTGGTACTAACTTGTCAGCATTCTTAATACCTAGAACTTCAATCATCTGTCTATGTAGAACGGGCAAGTTGTAAATCTGGGGAGCTTGCTGCGCCAGCTGGATAACAGCCTGGTACTGCATGATCCGCTGGGCCATCGTAGAACTATTGGGATCTGACACAGGGATAACATCCACCATATCGTAATCTTCACGCTTAGCCATGCGGTCGCCACTAGATGGGTCAAACTCATATTCACCTGGCGTGTTATCGCGAATGATTACACGTAGCAGTTTAAATTCCTGCTTCATTGAATAGTGAACGCGCGCCTGTACGGCAGACATGTTCTTGAGCTGGCGCTCTAGCAGCGCTAAAGTGGTACCAACTGGAGCGTTAGCCGACATATCGGACACTTGCATGTCAGCAATAGAGCCTAAACGTCTGCCTTCTTGGGTGATTTTGTCCAGTAATAACGACAAAACCTGGCTCGGTTCCTTGTACGGCAACGTCATAATGTTGTCGCGTACAGTGCCAGAAGGCACATCTACATCCCTAAATTCGCCAGGACTGATGGGTGTATCGTCCCCTTTGATGCGTAAACCACGGGATTTAAGGCCTCCGGGCAGGTTAGAAAGCGTACCAGCGTCCACTAATTGGCGCAAAATTGACGTTCCAGCCCGTGCATAGCCACCAATTAGGTGAATTAAACCCAATCCATACGCTCCAAAGCCAGGAACATACGTATATTGGACGAAATGCTGGCGCTTTATCCTGCGGGTATCGTCTTCTGACCAGTTTCTACGGATAGAAAGCACCTCTGTCGTGCCGCGGTCAATGGTAATCACGTAAGGTAGAGCAATTCCGTCTTCATCTTCGTACCCTGGCAGGTCATAATCAATATGAACTTCCAAAATCTGGTACCGGTCGTCGTCCGTCAGGCTATATCCTTGGTCTTCGGCCTTCTTTTTCTCTACATCTGTATGAATACTGACGGGCTCACCCAGGTCTACGTCACGATAGAAGCCAGAAACTTGTAATTTCTTAATATCATTCTTTGTTTTACGCATTACGTGGGTTACACGCTCGGCATTAATGACGCTAGAGGCGCCATAGGGAATAATAAAATCTTCAGCAGGGATAAAAATAGCTACTTGACGCTGATACGACGGGTCAAAGTACACCTTTTTAAACGCAGCGCCAGCCAAACCCAATGAATACAGCATTCTTTCATGCTCGGGCCTGTATTCAGGCATAGCTTCCGTGAGCTGGAAGTTCATATCCTCCCGTACACGCTCGGCCGCGTCTTCTTTTAGCTTGTCAATCGCTCCGATGATTTCCGTTTTAACTGGACCTTGAGCTGGAAACGTTTCCAAAATAGTTTCGGACTGGAACCGTACGGCAGCTTCGGTCAGAATGGTAGAGAACACACCGCATGCACCATTCCACGGCTCGGTTCTTTCTTCGTATTTCATGCCCAGGACATCTAGGCCTTTGACGTACATTTCTACCCACTCTTTGCGGGAGTTAATGTCCGAATCCACCATCTCAATGATGTCGCTGGCAATGCTAGCTAACGTACCTTCGTCAATAACTTCGGCCAGGTTCTCATCAAACGATTCGTCTTCTGGCT